TTTTCAAATCTAACAGACAGAGAAAGAAAGATTTATCGTACAGGATTTAGAACTGGATATAAATTAGCAAGACAATTTTTTAAAAATAATATCAGATACAAGCAAACAGTTGTTAAAGAAGTTGTTAAGTATGTAACGATTAATGATGTTGTTGTACCTGAGAATGTTAAAGAGATATTAACAATCATTGCCAATCAACTTGGTGTAAATGTAAATGATATAACTGCTAAGACTAGAATACAACAAGCAGTAATTGCACGATCAATTCTTATAAATGTTTTAAGAGATAAATATGCTATGCCATTTACTAAGATTGGAGTTATCTTAGGTAATCGTGATCACACTACAATGATCCATCATGTTAGAATGAAAATGAATAAGGAACATTTCTGGCAGCCAGATCATATTATCTGGAACAGATATGATTATGTTATGAGAACTGTTAAGTAATTATTTTTTAAATCCTGATAACAAACTCTTATAAGCCTTCTTAGAAATAGTTGATTCTGACTTTGGTCTTGATGTACCAGCTTCTTTACGTTTGTTAATGTTATAATATAAACCCTTGCGAGCCATCTTACCTTCTTTTGTTTTATGATATTTAGATTTATCCATATTACATTGACATTAGTGATTTACCTTTTTTCTTTACACCTTTGATTGTACCTTTATTTTCAGATGCGTAGAAAACAGCTTTACCTTTTTCTTTACCATATTCCTTTTGCATTGCTGCAAGAATCTTTTTACCTTTAACGTTCAGTGGCATACTTGTGTCTGCATTTTTTGGTTTTTAAATAATTAATATACATCTCCATTCTTTTATCAAGTGTAATATTCTTAGGATCTCCTTGCTTTTCAGGTGCATGAACATTGGCTAAATACATATCAAAACAACTATGCTCTAATGAATGACAGAAGTTTAATCGTTCAGCATTAATAACCCAACCACCTTCATTGCTCATGTGTTCTTTGCCACAGATATGGCAGAAGCCACAGGATTTTAAAATTAATTTTTTCTTAGCCATTTTTTATTTTTTAAAAAAACCATTTGTACAAGATTGTCGCACTCAACCAGCATACACCCTAAAACATTTGTCGTCTAGTCTTCAATAAAAAAAATCAAAAAATATTTTACTCAAAAAATAATGTTTGACATTAAATAACCGATATGGTACACTACCTAAATAATAAAAAAACAACAAAAGGGAAAACATGAAACAAATGAGAGAAACATCTGATAAAGAAAACTTAGTTAAGTCTTATGATAACTTAGCTAACTCTATCTTACCAGATACTTTACCTTACATCACTTATGATGAGGCAAAAAAAGCATCAAGACTATTGGCTAGAAAGTTTGGCAATAAAAAAGATGCAGCTCCATCAAGATATGTAAATTACCCAATTAATCTTCACATAAGAAAATGTTGGGTTTGTTTATCTGGAGATTCTTCTTTATTAAGTAGAGGTTGGAGAAGATTGATCCATGACTTAGCACACAGGCTATTTAAATATAGAAGTCCAAGTCTTCCTGATCATTGTGCTTTGCAAGCAGAGTTTGAGGGACAGGTTATAAGGTATGTTCTTCAATCTGGATGGTTAGATGGAAAGTTAAAACAGAAACCAAAAGCAAAATTATCTTCTGATCAAAAAAAAGAAATGAAGATTACAAAACTTAGAATGGCTGTTTTAAAATGGGAAAGAAAAATAAAACTAGCAAATACTTTTCTCAAGAAATATAAATCTAAATTAAGAAGAGCAACTAACTAAACTTAAAACTTTGTACCCCTCAAAATTGGGGGGTACTAAGTATCGTACCCACCTTTAAAAACTCATATACGTTTAAATTTGAAAGACTTTTTTTAAAGAATTATTTCTTTTTGTGTCTTGCGGCGAAAGCTCTTGCTTCTTCCTTATTAGAAAATCCCCAGGCTTTAAGTGCTAGCTTCAAACGAGTTGGTTCACCTGACTTAGAAAGTAATGATCCCTTCATGCCACCAAAACGTGCAGCAAATGAAACTCGTCTTGGATTAGTTCCTGATTTAACAGGAGCTTTCAAGTTTGAACCCTCTGTACGATTAAAATATTTTCTACCAGCTTCATTCAATCCACCACTAGGATTTTGATACATTTTTTTAACCATTATAATTTCTCTCTAAAAGGGTTGTAGTCGTCTTCATTTATCTTAACACATCTACACTGTTTCAGTAAAGAACAGAATCCTGTATATAACCAAAAAATACATTTGACTTTTTTCATAAACTATACTCTACCCTGACCCACATATTTTTTATATGTCTTGTGTTTATTCACACGCTTAGTGTGTCTGCCTCTTCGTTTCTTTGGTGGCTTTCTTATATGTTTATTTTCTAAATGCTTTTTTGCCATTCTTTTTCTTTAATTTTATTTTAACGTTAGATCCTTGTTGTGCAAGTAATGTAGGTTTCTTTTTAGAATATGCCTGAGCAAACATTGTAACTATATCATCACTCATTTTTTAAACATATCTATTGTAGGTTTTAATCCATAGATCGCACCAAAGATACCAACGATTAACCATTGATACCAACTAGGGAATCTTCCAAAGTAATCAAAGAATAAATCTAATTTAGATTTGATATTAACATCATCACTAATAATGGCATAAGATAATACAATGATTGGAATACATACTATGATTAAAACAAATTCATCTTTCCAGGATTTGTCTTGCTGATCATAAACATCTCTTTGGTATTCTATTTCACCACGAGCCATACGTTCATAGTATCTACGTTCAGCTTCACTCTCTAATAGTTCTGATTGCTTATGATTCTTATAGATCTCAGCACCTGTTTTAAATAAAGTAGGTACGATACTCCACCACATATTAATGACAACTCCTCATTAGTTCTGACAACTCTTCGCATCTGCTTGGTGTTTGTCTATACCATGCTGAGTTTAACATTTCCGCAGCTGCTCTACTATAATCATTATTCTTTAAAGCATCAAACATTTTCTTAAACTTAGAAACACCAGTCTTTCCTAGTTGAAATACCATTTCAATAATTACTTCTTTAGCCACTAATGCAATATTATAATCTTTTAATAATTCTTCAGCACCTTGCACAGCTTTATTAAAATCCTTTTCAAATAATGTTTCTAATATATCTTTGTCATAGATAACTCCTTCAACAAAATCATCTTCTTCTGTAAGCAAATGACCATAGCCAATGGTAGCTTTACCAAGTGAATCTAAATAAACTTTTGCTAAAAAACCCTCATGCTTCTTTATTCGTGCTTTTAAATCTTCGTACATATTTACCTTTCAGTTATTTAACAACTATCTTACCATCTTCATAAACATATACAATTCTAACATTCATATTCTTTTGTATTTTAGATGGAGTTCTATTTATACGATCATTATTCTTATGACCATATTTAGTATTTGATTTTCTATATGACACAGTCTTAACGTCATAGTTGCAATATTCTTTTGTTTTAATATTGTAGGTACAAATATCTACTGGACCCACACCACCTAGTGCTGTGAATACAATAAGGTTTGGATCTCTAGCAAAGTATGCTTGAGCTAATGCTTCGGATACTAATCCTTTGTCTGCCTTTCGCAATTTACGCCTTTGTTGTTTTAGTTTTTGAATTGAAAGAAACCTATGATTGAACCTGCTATGCTACCAATGATTACAAGAAATGCTATGACACCTTTACCCATACTCACATCAGTTCTTAAATCTTTAACTTCAGCTGTAAGATCATCTAATCTTTTAATGATTGTATCCATTCTTTCTTTGGAATACTTCTCATAAGAAGATAGTCTTATGGCTGTAGCAGATATAGTCTTATGTTTCTTTTTCATACACCACTAATAGTAGGTATGATTTAAAAAGTCAATTGTGGATTGTAATTATATGGATTGTTCTGGTGTTTCCATGCAATCAAAATGAAAGGATGGTTTGACTTTCTCAAACTGATCTAATGGGAATAGTTTATTCTGCTCTGCTATAAACTCATAGCCAGCCATGGTGCATTCCCTAAAGGTATTAAACTTCTTACCTGTACTCATTACGTCTAAGCAGTTGCCATTAACCATTGAGCAAATGGTAAAGATTAATAAAAATTTCATTATGATTAGTTATATGAATATGTGGATAAGTAAAGGTGGTGTTTCCACCACCAATACTGTAAGGATTAACTATTCGTTATTCTCATCCTCATCTTCGTCATCTAGATCAAAGTCTTCATCTTCATCTAGATCATCCTCGTATGCTACGTGAGCATCATCAGGATTTATCTTTAGCTCAAGATCATCTAAGAGATCTTTAATCTCATAGATAATATCTTCAGCAGATTTTTTCTTTTTTGCCATGCAAACTCCTATAGTTGGTTTGGCAGTGGCGAGATAAGGTTAATTGAATAATAAGTAAATAAAATTATTTTTTATAACTTATTGTTTTGTAATTATTATTTATTTATTTTTGTATATCTTTTCTACTGCTTCTAAATAATTATTCCAGAAAGACTTAACGTCTGCTGCATAATCATTAAAGAATTTATTCCAGTATGACTTGATGTCAGTATAGTTTAACATGTTATTCTCCATTGGTTATGGAGCTCATATAGTAATAACTATTTTATATTCAAGTGCGATTTAATAGATTCTATTATATCATTTACTACATGCTCGTACTTCCAGCCAATGTAGATACCAATGATTAAAGATATAAGTATTAATATTGTTGTCATATTATTTCCTGTTTATTTGATCTATAAACTTACCATAATACTCTGTGCTACCCAAATGATTTATAGGAGTAGATAGATCTGTCCAGATCTCAAAGCCACATTCTTCAGCTAATCTACAGAAGTAATAATCTTCAGATAAGAATCTATTAACACCATCTTTCTCTTTATAGATTCCAACAGGAAAAAAATCAAACGCATTTTGAGAATTTTCTATTCCTGTTCTCAGATCTGGTTTGTATTTAAGCTGAGGATTCTTATTCATTATTGCAGTAAACACTTCACGTTTAATCATCATAAAACCTGTAGCACTTTCCTTTACCCTTGCGAATCCTTCTCTAAATTCTGTGTTAGGATATAGATTAACATTAAACTGCAACAGATAATCACGCATTAGTTTCTCATCTATGTTTGTATTCTTTTTGATACGATCTAGTAATTGCTGCCAATAGAAACCTTTGACAGGATAGGTGCAGGTTACAACATCTTTATTAAAGTCTATTATTCTTTTTAGATTATCAATGGTGAAACCTATATCAGCATCAATAAATAATAAATGCGTACCATTAAATTCTTTATTATCCAGGAACTTAGTTACAAACTTATTTCTGGCACGATTGATTAATGATTCAGTTGGAAGTGTTTCAACTCTAATATTATGTCCCTGATCGTTTAACCAACGTAATGTATTTAATATGGAATGGAATGTCATGTTACTGATGTTTCCACCATATGCGGGTATTGCTATTAAAATGTTCATCGTTGTATGAACGATTTTATATTATGGCTTAATTGGAAATACTATTGAATTAACTTGTTCAACTGTGGATAAACCTTCAGTTATATCTCTAAGTGCTTGTCTGTACGCTGCCATATCAGATGATAATGTATTGTCAGATAACGCCAAGTAATCTGTAGATGCTAATAATGAATTACGTTTAGCTCTTAATGATTGCATAGCACGATCAAATGCTCCTGCATTCCAAGCTGCTTCTTCTGCTTGTCTTTGTGCTATCTCTGCATCAGAGAGAACTACTTTAACACCATCTACTAATTTATGTTCCATGTTTATCCTTATAGTTATAGTTAGTTATTTAGTCAATTACTTAATACCATACATTAATATAGTACCATCCATATTACCACTAGACATTTTAAATCTTATAGCGTTTATAGCACTTGTTGTATTACCATATCCAGCTTTATAACAATCATTCATATAATCTGCTGCACTCATATCATTTACTCTAGCAATATAGTGTTTAACATAAGTTGTAGATGCTGGATTGAATAATTGCAAAGTACCACTTGCATTTTGATCTGAATCACTACCTAAACTTGGAACTATTATTTCCTCACCAGTTGATTGTGCTAAATCTTGTGCTGTTTCATAAATTAAACCAGTATCACTATCTGATTCAGTGTGATAAGCAAAAAAGAATGTAGATGTTTTAGTTACATTGTAATTAGAACCAGAATCAGTTGATAGATTAAAAGTAAAATTAGCATTATCTGTTCTTGCGTAAATATTAATAAACCAAAACTGATACTCTTTATAAGTAGAATCAATACCAGTAGTAAAAGAAATAGAAGCTGAGTTACTTGCTGTCTGTGAACTTATTAATACCATGTTACCAGTAGCTATTGCAGCATTGTAAGCAGTTACATTGGCAATAGAATTATTATTCAATGAAGCTGGTAATAGAACACCGCTTGTAGTTATGTTGTTTGCGAAACTTCTTGTAATACTCCCCATTATTTAACTCCATATAGTTTAATTATACCATGAGCATAGCGAATTTGTTTATTAAGCGACATCATGATTTCTTTACCCCATAGAGCTTAATAACACCATCATCTATGTTACCAGATGACATTTGAAATCTTATAGCATTAATCGCAGATGTAGTGTTACCATATCCTGCTGTATAATTTTCAATTTGGTAATTAAAATCTTCTGCTGTATTTGTTCTTGATATAAAGTGTTTAACATAAGTTGTGGAAGAAGGATTAAATAATTCCATATAGCCAGATACAGACTGATCATTATCATTTCCAGTTTCTCTTGCTAAATAGGCATTTCCTGTTGATTGTGCTAAATCATAAGTTGCTGATACATACGTTAAACCAGAAGCACCATCTGCTTCATCATGATATGCTTGGAAAAATGTTGTAGTCTTAGTAACATTATAGTTAGCACCACCATCTGTACTCATATTAAATTGTAATTCTGCACCATCAACGCTTGGGTGAATATTAATAAACTTAAATATATATTCATCATAAGTGGAATCCAATCCTGTAGTAAAGGATATATTAGCAGATGAACTAGCTGTCTGTGTAGATAATAATATTAATGTTCCAGCACTAGCATTAGCAAAAGAAGTTACAGCACTTACTGAAGCATTTGTAATTCCAGCAGGAAGTATAACTCCACCAGTTGTAATGTTATTTGATAAACCTCTTGTGATACTACCCATTATTTAATTCCATACATATAAATTGTTCCTGCGTCTATGTTACCAGATGACATTTTAAATTGGATTGCATTAACAGCACTAGTTGTATTAGCATACCCAGCAACAAAAGTATTAACAGAATATCCAAAATTTGATTGATTACAATTTGAAATAAAATGCTTAACATAGGTTGTTGAAGAAGGATTAAATAAAGTCAAACTTCCTGAAGTAGCAGAATCGTTATCTGTATCAATATCATAATTTGTTAATCTTTGAAAAGCAGTTGATTGTGCTAAATCTTCTCCTGTTCTATATTGAAAAGAAGTTGATGCGTCATTTTCTTGGTGTGAAGCTATAAAAACAGTAGTAGTTTTTGTTGCATTGTAGTTAGAACCAGAATCAGTTGAAAGATTAAAAGTAAAATTAGCATCAGTTGATGGGTGGCAATTTATCCATACAAACTTATATGCTTTATAAGTTGAGTTTATTCCAGTTGTAAAAGAAATACTTGCAGAAGCTGAAGCAGTTTGAGAAGATATTAAAGTAATTCCATCACTAGCATTTGCAAGTACAGTTATTCCAGTAACAGAAGAATTGGCAATAGCAGATGAAGTAAATACTCCACTTGTTGTAATATTGTTTGCTATGTTCCTAGCGATAGCACCCATTATGACAACCTCAAATATCGTACTGTAATTTCTGCTAGATTTGCAGGTGCAGTAGCAAATGTTAAAGTTGTACCTGATATTGTATAGTCATCAGTTGGAACTAAAGTTAATCCATTAACCACAACTAAAATGTCTGCGACAGCTCTACCAGCATCTATTGTAATTGTTGTAGCTGAACCATTACCAGTAAAGTTAGCTGATGTATAAGCACCACCTAATGGTAAATATCTATAAGTAATCTCAGCAGATGAAGCTGGAGCTGTTGTAAAAGTTAATGTAGTTCCTGATATTGTGTAATCTGTTGTAGGTGTTAATTGAAATCCATTTACAAATACCAATACATCTTCAACTGTTCTACCAGATGATATTGTAAAAGCTGTTGTAGATCCATTGCCTGTGGCAGTACCTGATGTGTAGGTATAAATAAACTGGGGATCTTTTCCAATATATGGCATTTTATATTATTTCCTTTACTTCCCAATTTACAATGGATTCATTCCAAGAATAATATTGATTATCTTCTAATACTGTTGTTGGTTTAGAAACTGGTGCATTCCACAAACAAGTATCTTCGTTTAATATCCAAGAATTAAAAGGTTTAGGTGGTATAAAAGCATCTCTATCTTCATCATAAGTATAACCTATTCCTGCATGATTTTTTCTTAAAGGTATTCCACCATTATTATGTACTCCACCATGTGTATTATAAGATGTTTGTTTCCACAAAGGATAACCTGTAAGTTTAGTTAAAAAATCTATTCCAATTACTTCTTGTTCAACTCCATTAGAGTCATGTAAAACTTCATTAACTACTGAAAGAACTTCTATAACTTTTCCATTTAATCCTATTTTTGCAAAACTAGCCATTATGCTGTGTAACTCCCTGAACCATTAAATTGTAAAATTGTATTACTACCAGATGTTGTAACTGTTGGTGAACCTGTTGTTGTACTAGAATATGAAGCAGTTGGTAAACTTAATATAACAACTCCTTTTCCACCAGAAGAACCTGTAGCATTAGCAGTACCACCTGCACCACCTCCACCACCACCAGTATTAGCTGTACCATTGGTTGCAGTTCCACTAGTAATTGCACCTGCTCCTCCACCACCGCTTCCACCTGCACCACCACTTCCGCTTAAATAAGCACCACCGCCTCCTCCACCTGCTCTTGTTACAGATGAACCAGTTATTGAAGAAGCTGTACCATTTCCACCAGCTCCACCACTTTGACTAGCACCAGCACTACCAGCACTACCAGCTCCACCACCACCTCCGCCACCATAAATTCCTCCAACTCCACCATTGTTTCCTTGACTAGGAGATGTGCTTGGTGTGTTTCCTAAACCTCTAAAAGATGTAGATGTTTCATAACCTGTTGAACCGCCACCACTTCCACCATCACTTCCAGCTACACTTGGACTATCAGAACCTCCTCCACCGCCACCAGTAGAAGTTATAGTAGTTAATCCAGAACCTGATATTGAAGAATTTGAACCATTATTTCCTTTTGTATATTCACCAACAGCAGCACCACCATCTCCTACTGTTACTGTAATTACTGTTCCTGGTGTTACTGTTTGAGTGGAAGTTCTGTATCCTCCAGCACCTCCTCCTCCTGAATAATTTTCTCCACCACCTCCTCCACCTCCAGCTATTACTAAAAAATCTACTGAATAAGGAATACCTAAACCACCTGTACTTTCTTGATAACCAGAATTTGGTAACCAACCTTGTGTTGAATCTATATATATTAATGTTATTGCTTCTCTATCTTTAGAAGCTGTAACATTAGAAGTTTGTCCAAGAATTTTATTGCTATTAGGATTAATTGTTAAATTATTTGTATCCCAAGTTCCTGCGTAATCTACTAATTGAATTGAATCTCCAGCAGTAGGAGTTGAAGGTAATGTTACTGTAAAAGCTGCAGAAGTTGTGTTGCAAAAATATCCTGTGTTGGCACTTGCTGTAAAACCAGAAGTCTTAGCAGTTGTGTCCCAAGTAAGTTTAGCTAAACCTGTAGCTAAATCTGCAGCACCAATTATACCATTAGGTATATCATCTGATGTTAAAGGTGCATTGGTTGGTTTTCTTCCTACGAAAGCCATTTAATCTCCTATGAACTTATGTCGTCAACAGCACTAACGATTGCATCTAATGAAGATGCAGCACTTGAAACAACATAAAGTCTATCGCCTGATTGAACTACAAATTTTGCACCACCATCTAAAACTTGAAGAGCAGATCCAGAAGGTATTGGTGCATCTTTAATTATATAAAAATTATTTCCACCACTTGCAATATATACACTTGCAGTGATTGCACTTGCTGTAACGTTTGCTAAATTAATTCCTATGATTGTATCGTAACTATTAAAATCAGAACCATCTGGTATATCTACTGCTGATGTTCCAATGTTTCTTTCTATGTATCTTCTAAAATTTTGTGCCATATTTAATTTCCTATATTAGTTTATATTATAATGCAATAGAAACAGCTAGAGCAAAACCTTTTGTAGCAAAATTACTTGTATCTGTAGCTTCTACAGTTAGCCAAGTAGATCCTGTGTAGTATTTCAATGTATTTGAGCTATTGTTAAAATATAAATCACCTGGTGTTAAAGGATCACCATCATTATCAACAGATGGATCGCTATTCTTTTGTCCCAAGTATGTATCATCAAAGTTATCAGCTGCTGCTAGAGCCGCATCTCTCGCACTGTTTGCAGCATTAGCCGCATTAGAAGCAGTGTTAGCAAAGTTAGATGAATTATTAGCAAAGTTTGATGAGTTGGCTGCATGATTGCTAGATGTATTAGCAAAATTACTAGAGTTAGCAGCATGGTTAGAACTATTACTTGCATGATTAGAACTGTTGCTAGCATGATTGCTAGAAGCATTAGCAAAGTTTGAACTGTTGTTTGCAAAGTTAGATGAATTGGCAGCATGATTAGCTGAAGTGTTTGCACTATTAGAACTGTTATTAGCAAAGTTGCTAGAATTTGATGCATGGTTAGCTGATGTGTTAGCACTATTGCTAGAGTTATTTGCAAAGTTAGAACTATTTGCAGAATGATTTGCAGATGTATTTGCTGAGTTACTAGAATTGTTTGCAAAGTTAGAAGCATTGCTAGCAGAATTAGCTGCAGCATTAGCATTAGCACTTACACCAGCTAAATATGTTGAAGCATCGTTTGCAGAATTAGAAGCATTGTTTGCAAAATTACTTGCATTAGATGCGTGATTGGCTGCAGTATTAGCTGAGTTAGATGAGTTGTTAGCAAAATTAGAACTGTTAGAAGCATGGTTCGCAGCTGCATTAGCTGAGTTTGTAGCAGATTGTGCATCAACAATTAAATCCCATTTAGCTACATCAGCATTAGAACTGATTGGAGTTGTACCTGTAGAAGTATGAGTTGTGTTACAAAGATATACGTTATTGTTAGATGAGTCTTTTACAATATCTCTGGCATTGTATGTAACACCAGCACTCCATGAACCTCTGTTAGTTCCAAGTTCTTGTGTAACTGATAATTCACCATTCGTATCAAATGCTAAAATCTTATTAGCACGATCTGATGCACCTACTGTAAACTCTGTAGATGTCATTGTATTTGTTTTAGATAATTTTAAAGATCTTGTTACTTCTTCTTGCAACTGTTGAATTGCCATTGTTGCTCTGTCTAAACCTTCTTCATGCGATTCAGCAGGGAATGGATCGTTAGCAATATAATCTATTGCTTGTGTTTGTGGAATGTTACGTCTTAATACAACTGTCTGAGTAGATGTTGGAATATTACCAGCTGTAAATATAACTGATCCACCACCAGAGTTACCTGCACCTGTTACTGTATAGTGAGTTGTAATTGTTTTAGTTGTTTCAGTTCCATTAGCTGAACGTATAATTACTTGAATATCTGAATCTTGGAATATCTTGAATGTATAACTAAATGTTGTAGTTGAGCCATCGCCACTATAACTGTTCTTAACTGTAGTTGAAGATATTGTCATATTTAGAAACCTTTAAACAAACTTGATGGTTTTGTAAACAAAAATTCTTGATCTCCATTTTTTTTCATTTCTCTTTCCATTTTTCTAAGATAACCAGGTGATAATGTTTCCATCATTTGATAACCAATAGCATAATCAAATGCTGTTTTAATATAAAATAAATTTAAAAAAGGAACATTTCCTACAACTGATTTATATGCTTGTCTTTGAGCAGCATCTAATTTTCCTTCTTTAATATAATCAAATATTTTATATGCTTTTGCAGCTTCTGATATTACTGGACCAGCTATTGTAGCAAGAATACCAGCATTATTTTTTGATTCTTGAAATAAGAAATCACCATAAATACCTAATCCACCACCTCTTGCTGCAGAAGCAAACCAAGTTTTTAAATCTGTTGGATCTTTTGGAGTTTTTCCTTTTAATATATCTAATACAGAATTTGAAATATAACCAAAAATTGTTGCACCAATAAATAAATTTGCAATACCTAAAATTCCTTCTCCAGTTCTACCAGCTTTTATTGCAGCTAATTCTCTTCCTATAGATTTTTGTGTAAATGCTATAGCAAATCCTTTAAACTGTCCCATAAATCTTATAGCTTCACCCATTGGAGTTCCAGCTAATAATCCTTGTTTCATAAAAGCTCTAACTCTTGCATCAGATTCAAGAACAGCAAATGAAGATCTATCTACAAATATACCAGTTACTTGTGTTTTTAAATTGTCTTTAAACAAATCAATTTGTCTTTGACTTGGATTTTTTATATCCATCAAAGGTAATATTTCTTTATTTGTTAGATTTTCTATATTACGAACAGAAAAAAATTCAGTACCATCTTCAGCCTTTTCAACATCCATTTTTCTAATAGTATTCCAAATTTTTTCATCAATACCAAAATGAGTTATTAATCTTTTAAATTTGTCATCTAAATTTACAAATGTAGTATTTCTTTTATTTGCAACATAATTTCCTAAACCAAGAACAGAACCTTCTTTTAAAGAATCAGTCCACCAACGAAGTAAGTTAAGTTTAAAAAATGTTCTTTGTATTTTTGTAAATCCTTTATTTAAAACATCTCCAGTTGAATAACGACCAGCTAAATCATGAGTAATATTATCATTCATAAATCCCAATTGTTGAGCAATAGCTATTCTTCTTTCTGAAGATTTAATTTTAGATAAAGCTAACATTGCTTCTTGTACACCACCCAAATAAGTTTTACCTTGCCATTTTAATTCTCTTGCATAGGTATGAACATCTGTAAAAGAAGATATAACCGCACCTCCTAATTTAGTCATATTAGCAATTGATCTAGTTATTGCTGACCATTTAGCACCACTAAAATGACTAATCATATTTACTCTTCCAGTTACTTCATCTAATTGATATTGAAAAACTCTTTCATTATCTTTAATTTTTTGAGTAATCTTTTCATTTTTTAATAAATTTTTAGCAACTAATCCTTTTATTGTGTTAAAATTTTCTTCTGGTTTAGTTCCTAATACATTAATTATACCAATATTATTAGCAGATCTTTGTAAGCCAAAGAAAAAAGATTCTCTTAAATTTCCAAATCCAAATTTTTTATTATAATCAAACCAATCATCAGATGTTTTAAATAATAAAACTCTTTTAGCGTTCATATTTTTTGTAATATCTCTTGAACCATAAGATGCTGCAGAGCCATCTGTAATAATATGTTCATTACGAGCTAATGAATTATAAACATTATTTAAAAATTCATCTTTATTATCAAAACCACTAAATGTTTCGTCTTTTAATTTTGGAGTAATGTATTCTTTCCATGCTTTTAAATTTCTATCTAATCTACCATCTAAATCATCTGATTCTTTTCCAGATAATTCTTTTAATACCTTTGCAGCATTTCTTATTTGAAATGGATCATGAGTTTGTCTTACAATCCAACCAGGTAATTTACCTATATTAGCACCATTATCATTTAATTTTTTTCTTATAGATTCAGAATAATCTGACATTATATTTGCTAATTTTATAATGTCTTTATTTTTTTCTGTTATTTGTTTTCCTTCGCCTAACTCCCAAATTGTTCTAGATAATCTTCTATCTATATCTTCGTTTGCTGTTGAAAATAATTCAACTACATTATTTTGTCTTAATTTTTCATAAAATGCAGATGATAATTTTCTATATTCAGAAAGCTGAGAAAGAGCAACAGAAGCACGAGATCCTGCTTTTTCTAAATTGCTACCAACTAATATAGCTGATAATCCTTCTGATTCATTACCTTTAAAATCAATTAATACTTTATCTACAGCTTTTCTTATTTTAATTTCATTTTCAATAGCGTTTCTTTCTTTAATCTTTTTAGATATTTGTTGTTCTTTTAAAACTTGATTTGCCAATTCATCTTTTAAAGTATTATCAAGATTTTCTAATTTAGCTTCTCTTTGAGTTTTTCTAATATTATCAATAATATCTGCTGCTTGTTCTTCATTAACATTACCTCTTTTTAAAGCCTGTGCTACTAAATCAATACATTTATCTTTTGCCATAATTATACGTTGTTAATACAGTTAATACCATCAATGATAGCATCTTTGATTTCTTTTTGTTTTTCAGAAATTTCTTTTGATTCTTTTTTAGAAGTTTGTAATTCTTTACTGTCTTCAATATCTAAATCTTTTTGTTTATCTTTTAAAACATTTAATTGATCATCTAAAGATTTATTTTCTCTATCAATTATTGTTTGATCTAATTCTTTTGTTTTTAAAGTATTATCTAATTTATCTAATGTATTTTGTTCTTCTGTTTTAAATTCTTGTTTACCAGCACTTTCATTTATTGGTTGTCTTGAAGATGTTTCAAGAGTATTATCAACTGAGTTATTAGAATTGTTTTTATTTTTTACATTAATATCTTCATTAATTTGTGCATCTCTTAATTTAGGATCAAGATTAGCTATAGGAGTTACATCAACTGGTTTTCCTTCTAATAAATCAGATAAAGATTTTACAAGTAATAATCTTCTAGTTTCTGGATCTGTTTCAGAAAGTCTTAACATTATTTCTGAATTAGCTGGATAATATTCTTTATACAAATTAACAGCAGGATCTTCTGTAGAATTTATTCCAGCAGATTCTCTTGCTTGTTGAACTCTTTCTTTAAAATCTACACTTGTTCTAAAATCTTTTAAAGCACCTATACCAACGTGCAATCCTCCTCCAATAATAGTTCCAAATGTTACGTTCAAAAAACTATCCATTAAACCATAATCTGCTTGTTCAGCTTGTGCTACGCCATAAACAATAGGTTCTATTAATGCAGCTCCAAATGCTCCTTCAACAACACCTTTGGCAAGTCTAGCAGTAGTAAATCCTTGTCGTGCAACTAAAGAAGCAAATCTAGCTTGACCAACAACAGGAACAAATGCAGATGCAATGTTAAGCGGATCTGCCAAACTAACTCCCAATCCTGTTGCAAATTTTAAAGTACCAGCTACAACACCTGTTTGACCACGAGCAAGTCTATTTGCTCTGTCTATTTCTTTTAATTTACTAGCAGATAAAAGATCAACAGTTGATTGTTTTTCGTCTTGTTCAAATAATAATCCAATATTAGAATATTTTTTATTTAATTCCTCTTTTGGAATTAATGGTTCATCTTCTGTAGAAGGATAAGCACCAGTATAAAATTCATCAATTTCATTACTAACACTTCCTCTTCTTGAAGCAGTTAAATTTCCATATCTAATTAAAGATGGTGTTGCACTAAAATTCCAAGCGTCTTCAGCTGTAACTCCTAAAGTTTCAGATAAAGTTAATTTATACTTATCAAAACCTATGGCTTGAGCATTTTCTTCTGTGTCTAAACCAAAACCTATATTAGGCATATATTATTGTAATATTATTTTTTTACTTTTAAAACCAATGTCTTTTTCTATTATTTTTGAAAAATCAATATTTTCATTTGAATTTGGTAATTTAGATGATGTGTCATTAAAATTTATTTTAATTTGTTCACCTTTTTTATTATTTAATATTCCAATGCTACCATCATAAAATTTTACAGCTAAAACCAAACTATTACCATCAGCAGAATTAATCCACATTCCATTTTCTTTTATTTGATTTTTCATACCTTTGTCTAAAATATCTTGAGAAATTTTTTTGTCATTTGATTTAAAAGATTCTAAATCTAATTTATCTATATTAGCATCTTTTATATAACTTGCTTTTCTATCTATATGCTCAATTTGAGCTTTAGTTAATCTTTCATTATTGTAAATTCTTGGAATAAAATAAGTATCTCTAAAAACAAAATTATCATTTATATAAGATGTAGATTCTTTTACAGCATCATCCATACTCATTCCTCTAGACATCTTGTTTGCGGCAACATAAGTTAATACTTCTTGTATGTTATTTAATTTTTTGTTTGCAACAGATGTTACAAATGGATTTCCCATCATAACAACTTTTCTAAAATCAGTTAATTGATTAGCAATTTCTGATTGTAATGATTTTTTAGATTCTGTTGTAGTTGATATATATTTATCTAATCTATCTCTTTCTTCTTTTGTATCTATACTTAATGCTTGTTTAGCAAAATTTGAATCTCCTAAATAAGAAACAAACTCAGCTGTTATTGGTAATCCATTTTCAGGTTCTGTTAATTGATTTAACAATCTGCCATAATTATCTCCATATGTTTTTTCTAAATCACTAAGATATTTAATTTTTCCATTAACATCTTGATTATTATAATCTTGAACTATTCTAGCAGCATCTTGTTGTGGTAATACTTTAATTTTCTCATCATTAACTCCTATTAATTTTTGAGCATCTATAACAGAACCAATGTATTTTTGAAATTTACGATCTTTAATTACAGGATCTGTTTCGTTAGTAAAGTCAGAGTATTTTTCTTTAACATTTTGATTAAATTGCATAACAATAGAAGCTGGATCTTTTTTTAACATCTCATCTTTTTTAGATGCAAAGTTTATAAGTTTTTGTTTCATTTCTAAATCAAACGCTTCAGAACCTGGTCTAATTGGATAGTTAGCAATAATAGAAGATTCTGTTCCTATTTTTGCATTAAATATTTTTGCAGATTCTCCTTTAAATATTATTAATCCAGATTCTTTTTCTTTAAAATCTGCGTATGCTTGTTGTCCAAGTATTGGTTTAATTGATTTTTCATCAAATTTACTAGGCATACCTGATTCAATCAAAGCAAAATGATTTTTCATTCCATCCATCACAGCTGGTCTAGCATCTGAATTAGCCTCATTAATTAATTTTATTCTTTTTTCACCAATAATATCTGGATATTTATTAGCATCATTAAGTTTAATAGCAGTTCCAACAGGATCTGTTCCCATATCTCTTTTTGCTTCTAATGTTTGAACTATACTTGGTATTTCTCTTATTTTTTTCTGATATGTATCTTCATCAATAATAAAATCTTTTCTTAAATCTTGATATAAAATACCTAGATCTGAATACATAGTTTCTTTTTGTAACTGATTGTCAGAATATAATCCTGTTGTTAAAATTCTTTGTTCTTTAATATCTGCTTGATTAATTCTATCTTGGATTAAATTTTCTCTATTTTTTATTACAACAGAAGATAATTGTTTTTTTTCTTCAACTAAATAATTATTAAGAAATAAATTTTTTACAGAACTGCTTGGAGCTTGATCTGCATATTTTTCTTTAATTTGTTTTGAATATTGTAAAAATATATCTGAACTTGTTATTGGATCTGCTGATTTAGAAATCCTTGCTTTTGTTTCTTCTAATTCAATAGATGCTTTATTTTCTAATTCTAATGCTTGTGTTTTTTCAACAACAGCTTGTTCTTTTGCATAATAATCATTTAATGTTTTTATAACTGGTTCTAATGCAGATGCTGGAGATCCAACTCCAGATAATGGAACTTGAAAAGAAGTTTTAATGCTAGCAGATTCAGCAGTTGGAATTCCTTGAGCTGTAAATGTAGGTATCTTTGGCATTAGAATGATCCTTCTGATCCAGTTAATCTTGTGTTAATTGGTGAGTATGTTGGTGAAGATGAAAATATATTACCAGCACTTGTTAATAAACTTGATCCAGCACTTGTTCCTAAAAATGCACTTGCACCTTTAAATAAAGTTCCCATTGCAGTCAATCTTCCAGTTTGTCTAGCCATATCGCCTTGTATTCTGTAGAAGTTTCTTTCTTCAATTTTTCTAGCCTTTGCTACACCACCATCATATTCAATAAGATCTCTTTGTAGTTCTGCTTCAGTAGCATTAGCCATTTGTATTCTTAATGATGTTCCAGATCCTTGTTCAACTCCAGCTTTTGCAGTTGATACTGTAGTTTTTCCAACAATTTTTGCGTAGTCTTTATTAAACTGATCAAGTTTGTATTCTGTTTGTTTTTCTATTGCACCAATTTCTTGATTTGCAATTTCTGCATTACGATTTTGTACTGATTGATTAAATTTACCAATAGCATTTTGTTGTCTTGCTTGAACAACACTAAATCCTAAAGAAACATATGGTACAAATGGTAATGCTGCTGCCATTAGTAAATCCTCGCAAATCTATAATGATCAGCACCATCAAAACCATAGTGCTTCATTAATCCTTCATTAGTAAATCCTAACCACTTAGCAAATCTAATTCCAATTCCAAAATCAGTTCGTACTGCAGTTTGTAATCTTTTAATATTATTTGTTTTAGCTAAATGATCTAAATTTTGTTTAACTGCTTTTGCAATTGTTATTGGATAGTTCCATACATCATTTTTAGCAAGAAACCAACCTTCAGCTACATTACCCCATATTCTTTTCATACCAGCTGCAGCAACAACCTTATCATTAATTAATCCTGTAAATGCTAAGCCATCTTGTTCTAAGCTCATACATTCAATGTTATTATCTTTTTTAATATACTCAGCATCTTGTTGAGTAAGCATGTGGTTCATTTGGGATTCCATGATTATTTTACCATGATTTTGTGTATAAGGAATTATAATTAATCTATTAGTCATTTGTAATCAATTCTGGGTATAACGATAAAATTGTTAAAGGTAAAGGTTGAGTTTGACGTACAAAGATAAAACCATCAGTTTCATAGTTACCTCTAAACTCTACTTCTTTATCACCTGTGAATACTGGGATAGCTTGATCCATAGGATTAGCAGAAGATCTAAATGGTATAGCTTCCATATTGTTAAGATCTGGACCAACTTCTACACCAATAGATTCATATAATCTAATAGAGATATTAAATATTCTTTTTGTCTTAGCTTGAGATGTGCCATTTTGAGCTCCAGCATCTAATCTCATAGTTTGTAATAGTGATGTATATTTTAATCCAACTTTAACTTTAGTAGATGATCTTGCTAAAGTAATAGATCCACCAGATACAGTTCTATCTGGATGTGTTGCACCATTTGCTAGAACAGATACAACTTGTCCCTCAAGATGATCTAATCCAGAAATAGTAGTAGTTGCAGATCCAGAGTAAGCAAGTTGTGAATCTAAGAAATTAAATTCTGTATTGTCTGTTTCATTAAAATCAAATT